TTCAGTTGGGCGCGTACACAATCGCTGCCAGGGGTGCCACGATTGCGACGGCGACGCTGAGCGCCACCATGCGGATGATCCCGTTTGTGTTTGCTATCGCTGGACTGACAGCCCTCGTCACGGAACTGGACAAGGGTGCCGACGAATCAGCGAAACTGCGCGAGGAGGTTTACCGAACCGCACGCGCAACCAGGGACCTCACCGACGCCAACGGCAATCTGACACAATCCACGATCAACGCCGCCAAGCAGGGTCGGTTCTATCGAGGCGTCACCACCGAACTCAATGCAGCGATCTCTGCCACGGTTGGTGCTGCGGTCGCTGCTGGCAATGCAATGTCCGGCAATCTGACGCCGAACACATACGACGCGGGAGACGCGGCAGATAAGGCGTCCAAGTCCTATTTTGAGCTCTATCAGAACATCTGGGAAACTCGCCGCGCTGCTGCTGGTTTGGCCCAGACATCTGGAACCGTATCAAGCGCAATCGGTCAAGGATTCACAAAACGATTCCTGGATGGCGTCGGATCTTTGGCTTCTACTTATGGGGAGGCTGATAAAGCGGCAAGCGGCGCTGGCAAGTCGGCCAAGGAGGCCAAGGATAAGTTTGTGTCTCTGGCTGATGTGTTGCCGGGTCTTATTGAACTCACTCGGGAGTACGGACTACAACTCGATCCAACCTCCAAGATCGCAAACGCACCGAAACTTATTGAGCGCTTGCGCGATTCATTCACAAGGGCCAGCGATGCTGTCCGTGATGCGCAGTCAGAGTATGACGGTTTTCGTGATTCCGTTTACAGCACGATCAGCGGATACCTAAGCCTGAGCAACGCAGCAGACGCATACTACGGACGCCAGAAGGCGGTCACCGACGCGCTCAATGAACTAACTGCCTACCGTGCGCGCTTGACTGATGACGCCACCGACAACGAGAAACTGCAACTGGCTGATCTTCAGAAGGCTTACCAGGATGCGCAGACCGCTGCGGCCCAGGGCGCACAGTCTGTGGTGGAGGAGTTCGTCCAGCAGAGCGAGAAGTTCGGTGAGTTTGGGCGCAAGATGCAGGAACTTCTGCGGCGCGGTCTCAATAAGACATCGTTCATGCAGATCCTCGAAATGGGTGCCGAGCGTGGCGGTGACGTAGCCGACGCCTATCTGAAGGGCAATACCCAAGCGCTGATTGACCAGACGAACTCAACGATGAAGGCGTACGACGAACTGGCTCAACAAATCGCTAAGGAATCTGCCGATGCTTTCTATCGTGCTGGCATAGAGTCTGCGCTGGCTATTGTCAAGGCGCTTGCTGCCGTGCTTGGCAAAGACGGACTTGGCCGTAAGCAACTTCGCAACCTGATCCGCGACCTGGAAAATGATCTACGCATCAACATCGGTGCCAATGTCACTGTCGGCGGCGGCGGCGGGGGCGGCGGTGGCGGATCGCTTGTAACGCCTCAGGGCTTGCAAGTGCCGATCCCGGTCGGATTCTCACCGTCAGCGGCTTCCGATTTCATTGACGGCATCCTGATGGGTGGCGCCATTCCGTTTGCCAAGGGCGGCATCGTCACCTCCCCGACGCTGGGGCTGGTAGGCGAGGCTGGACCTGAGGCCATCATTCCGTTGAATCGCGGCGGCGTCGGCACGACCATCAACCTGACTGTCAACGCAGGCATGGGCACAGACGGCGGTGACGTCGGTCGGCAGATCGTGGACGCGCTGCGCCAGTACGAGCGGCGTAACGGGCCGGTCCCGATCACGGTCCGATGACCAACGTCTCGGTCGTCTTTGCGTTCGATCAGGACGCTGGCGGCACCACAAACTTCTTCACCCTTGACGACCCGGTGCAAGGCGTGCTGGATAACACGACCTTCACCCTCGGCGGTCCGTTCTCCCTAGTGGACGTCACGCAATACGTCCGTAACGTGAGCGTGAGTCGTGGCCGGTCACGGGTGCTGGACCGGGTGCAGGCAGGTCAGGCGTCAATCACGCTGGACAACCGTCTGCGTCTGTTCGACCCGACGTATGGCACGGCGTCCCCGTACTCGTCGAGCATCGTGCCGCGCAAGAACGTCAGCGTGACCCTGGATTCCGAGCCGATTTTCACCGGCCTGGTGGATGACTGGAATATCGGCTACGAGTTGTCCGGCGATTCCACGTCTGTGGCTGAGTGTGTGGACGGCTTCATCCAGTTGGGCCAGGTCACGATGGGCACGGCGGTGCGTACGTCGCAGGCGTCGGGTGCTCGGGTCGGTGCGGTGCTGACGGAGGCGTCCTGGCCGACGGGTAAGCGCGACATTGACACGGGCCAGGTGACCCTCCAGGCCGACACACCTGCGGCTAATACGAACGTGCTGGACTACTTGCAGACGGTGACCGATACCGAGTTCGGGCTGTTCTTCATGGACCGCGCCGGTAACGCGAACTTCGCCGACCGGCTGGCTAACCAGAACTTCAGCAACCCGGTGCTGCTCGGTGGTACGGGCATCCCGATCACGGCTGTCGGTCTGGACTACGGGGCCGAGCAGCTCTACAACGAGGTGACCCTGGTGCGTCAGGGTGGTGGCACGGCGGTCAGGACGGACGCCACGAGCCAGACCACCTACGGGATCTCGGAGTTGTCCAAGACGGGACTGCTGTTCAACACGGACGCCGACAACGGCACCCTGGCTGACTACCTGCTGGCCCGCTACAAGGACCCGTCGCTGCGGATCAACGAGGTGTCCATCGCGGTGGATGGCTTGACCTCGGCGCAGCGCACGACGCTGGCGCGGATGGATCTGGGTCAGCCGTTGCAGGTGACGTTCACGCCGAAGGTGGGCGCGGCGATCACGCAGTACGCGACCCTGGACCGCATCAGCCACAGCGTGTCCCCGGCGTCGCACACGGTAACGCTGGCGATGTCTCGCGCGGAGGCGTCCTTCATTCTTGATTCGTCCCTGTTCGGGCAACTCGACGACGACCAACTTGGCTTCTAGGGAGGCGTGATGGCGGGTCTCGGTTATAAGGCTTTCGCTGCTGGTGAGGTGCTTACCGCTGCCGACTTGAACGGCTACCTCATTGAGCAGACGATTATGAACTTCAGCGGCACGGCAGCACGCGGCTCGGCTCTGCCGTCACCGTCCACCGGAATGGTGGCTCACGTTGGTGGCGGGACCGTGACGGTTTACAACGGCACATCCTGGGTAAGTCTGTAGAGGAGCGACATGGCTGGTTTGGGTTATAAGGCTTTCTCGTCTGGCGAGGTGCTGACTGCTTCCGACTTGAACGGGTACGGCATCGAGCAAACCGTGATGAACTTCAACGGCACGGCGGCGCGTGGTTCCGCGTTGCCGTCACCGTCGACTGGCATGGTCGCTCACATTGGTGGCGGCACGGTGCAGGTTTACGACGGCAGCACATGGAAATCACTTGGCGGAGCACTTGGTGGTGCCGCTATCTCTGACACTCCGACAGGCAACTACACGAGTGGCGGCATCACGTACGACTACTGGACCTTCAATAGCAGTTCGACACTCAACGTCTCGACGGCGGGCCTGGCTGACGTGTTGGTCGTGGCGGGCGGCGGTGGTGGCGGGACTTCACAAGGCGGCGGCGGCGGCGGCGGCAAGGCTATTTCATCTCAAAATTATTTTTTGAGTGCAGGCACGTTTACTGTGACTGTCGGTGCTGGTGGTGCCGGTGCTGTCAACTCAACCGCTTTTCGTGCCGCACCACCCGGTGGAAGTTCACGAATTGGTGATGTAATCGCCGCAGGTGGTGGAGGTGGCGGTATCAACACCACAAACCGAACATCTGGATTTGACGGCGGCGATGGAGGAAACGGCGGTGGCGGTGGCGGTGGCGGTGCTGCTGGTGCGTCCAATTTCGGCAATTCAATTCAAGGTGGTTTCAATGGTGGTTCGGGCGCGGTATTTTCTAACGGTGCCGGTGCTGGTGGTGGTGGCAACACCGTGGCGGGGGGCACGACAACTTCAACAGGGCCGGGAGGCGCAGGCGGCGCAGGTTTGACATCATCCATTGTTGGATCGTCAACTGTTTACGGCGGCGGCGGTGGTGGTGGTGTCGTTACTGGAAACACTGCTGGTGTTGGTGGTAGCGGTGGAGGTGCATCAGGAACGATCGGGAACGTAGTTCCAACAGCAGCAACCGCGAACTTGGGCGGCGGTGGCGGTGGTGCGGGAACAACAGCGAACGGCGGCGCTGGTGGTTCCGGTGTTGTGATTGTCCGTGTCGCTCGCCCGTACACGGCTGTCGCTGGTGCGGCTTCACTTGGTGGCACAGCGACTGGCACTTACACCTCGGGTGGGTCCACGTTCGCTTACTTTGAGTTCACATCCTCGGGCACGCTGACTGTCAACCAGGCGGGTTTCGCGGATGTGTTGGTCGTGGGGGGAGGCGGCGGCGGTGGCAACTTCGTTGGGGGCGGTGGCGGCGCTGGAGGTTACCTCGACGCGACCTCGCTGTATTTGTCAGCGGGGACGCAGACCGTCGTAGTCGGCGCGGGTGGCGCTGGAGCGACGGCCAGCTCGACACTTCGCCTTGCGGGAAACAACGGCGCGACGTCCCGTATTGGCAGTTTCTACTCGACGGGTGGCGGCGCTGGAGCAGGGTCTATCGGCGGCGCGACGGTGCGTGGCTACGGTTTTGCCGGTGGTTCCGGCGGAGGCGCAGGCGCATTTACTGGCGCAATCGGTGGTTCTGGCACTAGCGGTCTAGGGCAGAGCGGCGGGGACGCCGTAAATGCTTTCTCTGGCGGCGGTGGTGGGGCTGGCACCGCTGGCGGCGCAGGCACCGCTTCTGCTGCCGGTAACGGTGGAAACGGCCTTGCCAGCAGCATCACCGGAACGTCTGTCACTCGCGCTGGTGGAGGTGGCGGCTCAACCGACGGCGGCACGCCAGGCAATGGTGGCACCGGTGGCGGTGGCAACGGAACTTCTAACAACACCACAGGCGGAGCTGGGACTGTCAACACTGGCAGCGGCGGTGGCGGTGGCGGGTTCGGCGGCTCAGGCGATGGAGGTGTCGGCGGCGCAGGCGGCTCCGGCATCGTGATCGTTCGCGTACGCACCGCATAACTCAACTCGAAAGGAACACACATGGCACACTTTGCACGCATTGAGGACGGCATCGTCCGTGAGGTGATCGTGGTCGGGAACGACGACTGCGGCGGCGGGGAGTTCCCCGAGTCTGAGCCGATCGGTCAGGCTTTCATCGCCAGCATCGGTCTCGCAGGCGAGTGGCGGCAGACGTCGTATAACTCAAACTTCAGATCGACGTACGCGGGGATCGGGTTCCGCTTCGACGCTGAGGCTGACGAGTTTGTTGCACCCGAGCCAGAGGCGGAGCCGGAAGCGTGAACTTCAACGCACCCGCCGACCTTGTGCCGCTGGTGATCCTGACGACCGCCATCCTCGGCGGCATCCTGTGGCTGATCCGCACGCAGATAGCCATCAGCAAGACGCTGCAACCGAACGGCGGCACATCGGTGAAGGATCAACTCAACCGGATTGAGTCTGAGGTTCGTGACGTTCGGACCAAGATTGACGACCACGTTACGTACCACCTCAATAACGATCTGTAACCAACCCTGCACATCGGCCACCTTCGGGTGGCTTTCTTTTTTGGAGGGCACTATGCCTGCGATACCTGCCAGATACCGCCGCTGGCTCTACGCCTGCGGTGTCGCCGTCGTCCCCGTCCTGGTGGCGTTCGGTTGGATTGAGGACTCCGTGGCACCGGCCATCATCGGCCTGGTTTACGCCGTGTTTATGGGTGGACTCGCTGCGGCTAACGTCTCGCCGGACGAGTAATGGCGCGCCTATGTCGGGCTGGTGTCACGCTGCGCAAGCAGATTGACGACAGGTGGCCAGCGAGGGATCGCCGCACAGATGGTTGGGTGGCTGATTTCCGTCATTCACAGCGGCGCAGCTTCCACAACCCCGACAAGCACGGCGTGGTGTACGCGCTCGACATTGACGAGAACATGGGACGCGGCAAGGAACGCAACGGGGCGACCGCGCGACAGTTGGCCGACGAACTCGTCACCTACGCAGCGAGCAACCTGCCAGGTGCCAAGCGCATCCTGCACGTTGTCTATGAAGATCAGGTGGCAAGCGGCACCTACCGCCGCTGGTTCTGGAAGTGGCGCGGCAAGGGCTACGGCCACACCGGGCATATCCACATCACATTCACACCAGCCGCCGATAAGAACGACGGACTATTCCCGCTGCCGATCCTGGCGCGGGATGAGATCGTGCGCAAAGCCTGGAGCGAGGCGTTAGGGCTATGACCCTGGCCGAGAGGCTTGGTGACGCGCGACCCGCGCAGCGTGGACTCCCCTGCCGTACTGCGGTGATCCTGGCTGACCTGGATGCCGACGACGCGCACGCGCTACGGGCCGCACTCGACATCCCGAAGGGTGACCCGCGTCGGCTGTCCTCCCACCTGATCGCATCCATGCTCCGGCTGGAGGGTTACGACATCCACTACAAGAGCATTGAGATCCACCGCAAGCACGGGTGCAGGTGCTTCAAGCATGGCGCTGGCCGAGTCGCTGACGCCTAGGCCGCCGCGCGTCCTGGTCTACGACATCGAGACCTCGCCGCACCTGGTGTGGACATACAATCTCCACGACACGTCCATCCGTCCTGACCAGATCGTGACCCCGTCGCGGCTGCTGTGCTGGGCTGGGAAGTGGACGGACTCGCAGCAGGTCATGTATTACAGCGAGCACCACAACTCCCGGCGCGAGATGGTGGAGGCGCTGTGGCACGCGCTGAATGACGCTGACGTGGTGGTCGGTTACAACCATCGAGGCTTTGATAACAAGCACGCAATGCGCGAGTTCGTCACCTCGGGCCTGGGACCGCCGTCGCCGTGGGTGGACGTGGATCTCCTCAAGGAGAACCGGCGGCTCTTCAAGTTTGCCAGCAACCGGCTCGGCTATGTGACTGAGACCCTGGGACTGCCGACCAAGTTGGACACCGGGACCGGCCTGTGGCGCAAGGTGCTGGACGGCGACGACAAGGCGTGGGCCAAGTTCAAGGCGTACAACGTGGCCGACGTGCGCGCGACCCAGGCGCTCCTGGAATACCTCGCCCCGTATGTACGAAACGTACACCTCGGCCTGTTCACGGGTGACTCCACCTGCTGTCCTACCTGCGGTGGGACTGACCTGACCCCGATGGGTAAGACGTACACCAGGACCGCTGCGTATCCGCAACTGATGTGCGGCTGTGGTGCGTGGTGCAAAGTCCTAGCCAACGGGCAGACCAGACCAATCTAGGGAGCCTGAGTGATTGACCCTGCGCTGGCAAGTGAAGCGGTGGCCACAATGATGGGCGACCGCATGGCAACCCACGGGAAGCCAGAGGACACCCTGGGCCGGATCGCCGGGATGTGGTCCGGCTACCTCGGTCGGGATCTGTCGGTGGCCGACGTCGCTGCGATGATGACGATGGTCAAACTGGCTCGAGCCAGACACGGCTACGACCGGGACCACTACCTCGACGCCATCGCCTACACCCTGATTGCCGAGGCCAGCGCACGGTCATGGTCAAGATAGTTATCGGGGACGTAGAGGTGCGGTGGGATGGTGACATCTCGCTGCGCCAGTTGCGCTTCCTGATGCGCGAGGCTGCCGGGATCGCGGTGGCCATCA